CAGAACAAATGTATCATCCGTTTTATCTGAAATAGTGTAGATGTTTTCGTTAAGCTCAGTCATTCCGACAACGCTATCAATTCTTACATAATCCCCGTTTGTAAGCCCGTGAGCAGTAGAGGTCACGGTTAGTATGGCGGAGTCGCTTTTAACGATGGTTCCAGGCCATGAGCCTTGTCCAACGTATTGGGTTGTCGGAATGGTGTATTCAAGCGTTGGTGCTGGTCCAAGGGTAGGAGGAAGAAACCCCCATTCAGTTTTGGGAGGGTTTGGGTCTCCGAATACTGCTGGTGCAAGATATAAATCAACGGCATGTAGAAACCAAAGTGAATAACTGTCGTAGGATATTACTGATGTGGTTTCACTGTTGTAAGCAAATTCCCATTGGCTAGATGCTATATTATAGGAATATATCCCGTTCGCGGTAGGATCGCCAGCCCCTGTAACCGTAATCGTATCCGGATAATCCTGCAGTTTAAAGTAATTCGTCGGACTGCCTCCAACATCACCAACAGCAGAAATTAACCACTCGCTTCCGTCATTCCAATATGCGTATGTACTTGTCGGATCATACCAAACCGTCTCGCCTTCATTCGTAAGACCACTATCTTCCCAAATGATCTTTGAGTTGAATACGGAAGGTGTACATCCTTCCCCAAGAGTAGATGGCACCACTGTCTTTGATATATCACTGATGTCTGTAGACGCTTCTAAGAATGAATATTTACCGCTATCAACGCACCAGTAGTCTGTCCCGTTGAAGTCACGGCTCTGCTCTTTCTCGATGTAATAGCTTCCGTCTCTGAGAACAATGTTCCACACCGCATCTTCTGCCCCGTTATCCACAACGCATGTGCTAATATAGCTCCCGTCTGTTGCGTACCGTCTCCACGCCACAACCTCTTCAGCCCGCTCGTAGGTTAATACACCCTTTTCTCCAGAGTGTAGGATGCAGTGCATGCGTTGTTCAGGTAGACGCACCAGGTCTATCTCTGACACCCCTTCGCCAACAATATGCTTTGCAATGCGACTGATGTCTTGAGACCGGTAGCTCTTCGAGTTGTCGTCATACAATATCTCACGAATTGTCTGCTCATTCTTCTGAAGGTACAGAACAACATTGTTCGCTAAGACAGGTCGCCGCTGTGCGCTTCCAAAGCTACTCTCAATGTTGAACTTGAAGTTATCAGGAGTAAGCGGTTGGTTGGGGTTGTATCCCGTCACAGTGATAAGCTCTGAGCTTGTTCCAATGAACAGGTCTCCTTTGCTCACCATCCACTGCGTGAACCCGTTTGCCGGAGGAGCGCGACGGATAGCCTCATCAGCTAACGTCCCTGCAAAGAAATTGTAGTAATCTCCGGTGTAGCTCATCCATAGCATATTCGGCTCTGAGTTGGTTCCGGAGAAGATGAGGCGGTCTTCGTGCCTCGTGACTGTCCGAGGGTATCCACGGTAGTTAGAGAAGGCTCCTTCGCTCCATCTGGTGGTGGCGGAGGTTGCGCCAACGGTAGAGAGAACAGTGCATACAGCGTTCTGTGCATCTGTTACCGCCGTGACCTCGACAAGCCCGTAGGTGTAGAGGTCTATAACGCTGAGGTTATAATCAAGCGGTGTTTTGGTTCCACTTTTAGTCCAGTTGATGCGAATGAGCGTATTTGCCCCTTCTCTAGTCGTGCTTTCAAAAAAGAAGTTAGCGTTAGCAATGTTAGTTGTATCAGCAATCTTTTCGCCGGCCTCCCATGTGGATCCTCCATCAAAGGATCGCTCAATCATCAACAGTCCATTCCACGTTCCGCCAGTATCAATGCGCCAGTTGGAAAAGGATACATCAAGTGCAGAGCTTTGGAAGGTGGCTGAACTGGAGCCGTTTACAGAACTCTGAGCGGCTGTTCTCTCGTGATTGATGGCAAACACCGCTCCAACATGAGATGGGTCAAACAGGTCGGCAGATGCCGTCAATGCAACGCCAGTTCCGGTAGTAGCACCAACCGTTAGCGTCGTAGCTGTTACGTTAGGCTCAAGCAACGGCGGGTAGTCAAACTCAATCTCGGCAATCGAGAACGCATCAACCGCCGTACGGGTTATAAGCTGGGTCGGATGGTCGGGGTGACATACCCACATCACGTCATAGGATCGGTAGAAGTCCAATTCCTGAACGTCATTAATACCCCACGGCGTTACTAAGTTGGCAACTACAGCTTCTGTCTGGTTATCATAGATGCGAGCATAGGTTTCCCCAAGCTCCATGACGTATGAGTATTCGTCTGAGTAGCTGAACGGACGTAGGTATGCCACCGTATTATTCTTTGTGGTGGCAATATACTTAGTGCCAGCACGGGTAGTTGCACCACCCTCAGACAGAATATCTACATTCTCAGCAACAGAACAAAGCCTCTTGTAGAAATCTAGGTCTTTTCGGGACTCTAGGTTACGAGAGGCTTCTCCTGCATTGAAGGCTGTAATTAATTCGCTTGCCATTTACTTTACCAGATTTCTCCATTTCCAGTACGGACTCTTGTTCCCAACAACTGAAAGGGAGAGGTGTAAAACATCAATGCTTACCGGACACTCTTCTTCTTTAGATTTAGTCTCAATAACAGGTTCTACTTCTTGGATCACCGGAGCGACTGGTTCCGGTTGCGCGTCAGGAATCGTTGCGTTCCAGTGATTCAGTCCGGTAAGCTCTTTTGCTTCAGCAATGCTGATGCCTTTTTCTTCTGCGTATTCTTTCACGTTCATATCTTATCCTCCTCTTATAATCGGCCCGCCTTGGTACAAGCTTTCAATCGACGGGCTTTCTTCGTATTCAATCTCGCGGCTTTCCATTGCATCGTTAGCTTTAGCTCTTGGCAAGATCACCTGCTCAAATTCTTGTCGCAATGCCCGCTCTCTATTGTCATCTCCGGTAAACGGAAAACATAAGGCCATTGCAAGGTTCCAGATCAGCACGTCCGTCACATGAGCGTTAAGCATCTCTGTGTTTGTTGGGCGGGCTACGTATTTAATGATTACTGAAGACTCGTCTGTTAAAAGCCGATCGCCTTCAATCACCCATTCAAAATCAAAATCATCCCTAGCTGTAGATTTGTATGCACGAACCACCTTCTCGCAATCGTTCGGAAGCTGGTATTCATAAGCGTATACATTGGTTGGCGTAGTTGTTAAACGGTCTAGCACCACTCGCTTAATGCAGGATGACCAGTTGTATATTGCCAATGTCCGTGAGAGCGCACCATCCCAAAGAGCATTACATGTGTCCGACTCAGTCGTTTTATCGCCAGGAGTGCCGACGGTCTTCTTGCTGACTTTTAGCAGTGCGTTGTTATAGATTTCTGTTTTAGAAAGACCCATCTCTTCTCCTTGAAAAAATAAGGGGCAGGGCGAACCATACCCCCTTTATCCTTAGGCTACGCTGTAAAGAACGTATCCGGTGATGACATTATCATCAGCAGGATTGGCGCCGTCGTAGGTCATGTACAAAACCTGACCAGAGGCATCAACCGGCGCAATGAATGCGCTGTCAGTGCCATTAGCGGCGATGTCAAGATCACTAGCAATGCTGGAAGCTGTGCCACCGGAAAGCCCGATGTCAAGCGTTGCACCTTCGCCAGCGGCAGTACCAGAGGTAACCACTGCATAAGCGAAGATTTCAGCACCCTGCGGCAGAGCTTCGGAAAGCTGTACCGTGTCAGTGTCTACGTTCGATGCAGAGGTGTAGGTGAAGTTGTGCTTCCGCACACGACCCTGCGTATCTTCCGCTTTCATCTTCGTTCCAGTCGAAGTGGAGGCGGCTACGATTTCTGCGCTTTGATTGTCATAAGCCATGATTTATCTCCTATTTATGGTTTAGGCGGCGGCGGGCGTTACGTCACACGGCACGAATACAGCACCGTCCTCCTGACGACGAACAGCGCCGTGACTCCAAGCGGCATACAGCCCCCAGCTGTAACGGAAACGCTCGATCTTACCAGCTTCAGTGGTGAAGTTTTCAGTCGAGTAGCAACCGATGTTGTCTTTGACATAAGCAAAGCAACCACGGATGTCAGTGCTGTCAGTGTCAGTCGGCTTACGAACGCCTTTGGTGGAGTCCTCATCCCAAGTCAGGTGTACGCCAGTACCAGCGGTATTAACATACGGAACCATCTCGGTGAAGATGAACTCGAAGCCCATCCAGCGGCTGATCTCACCAGAAGACAAACTCTGCAAGTCGCTAAAGTCGCGGCTCTGAGTTTCAGTCGTCGCAATGAGGTTGTCTAGCTCAGTCTGAGACATAACCATATACGGCGTGTAGCGCGGCATGTTAAGATCCCAGCCAGCACGTTTCAGTTTCGAGCGAGCGGCAATCAGTTTCTCTTTGGTCATACCGGCATTGGTGAAGCCAGATGCGGCTCCCAACGTGACGGCAACCGTCTGATTGGTGAAGTCAAATGCAGTAGCGGTAGTACCGTTCTTGCCTGTGTAGGCAGGATTGTAAACACCTTTAATACATTCAATATCACGAGAGCGTTTGTACGCCTCCACTGTGCGCTGAACGTAGTTCGATTTGAAGTCCACAGCAACACGCATCTCGTCATGCTTATCAAGCATGAGCGGAAGTTCGTAGTCGCTAGTAAACACTTTCCGACGGTAGTGTTGGAGCGAACGGTAGACCTGTTGGCCATTAGATTCCGTAATCTCGTTCTCAACCGCACCACCAAGCTGTTCCCAATAAAGGTCTTCAGCACCTGTAATAGAACCCTCTGCAACCTTGCCGTCAAATGCACCAGTCGGCGTGGTAACGAGGAGTTCAATGGATTTGCTATAATCATTAGCAAAGTTGACATTAATATCTGCCATTGTTCCAATCTCCTATTTTGTTCACACTAATCGGCGTTAACGGTTATCCTCACCAGAGGGCCACACCTACGCTTTACACCCGCTCGGTGTTAGATCAGCAGGCTCGGAGGAGTTGTCTGCTTCACTAGTCAGGTTGTTTAGACTAAATCTAAATAAGCGTCAAGCTAATTTATGCTCCAGTCTGCGAATACGCTCAAACAAGGGAACCAGTCGCTTGTCATTCACGTCGCCTTTGTTCTCCATCAGGATCTGTTGCGCCCGTGCTTTCGTGTCAGCAAGCTCGTCCTTGATGCCAATCTGCGTATTTGAGAAGGCATTGCCAGCCTGACCCTTTTCATCAAGGTCTTTTGCAATACGACCCAAGAGCTTATTGAACAGCGGAGAGGCTTCAACCATATCCATCTCTTCGTCAGTCAGGCCGTAGTGCTTTTCCAGTGCCTGAACGCTCTGCGCCATCTCGTCAAAGCTGTCACCCCATTCTTTCTCAAGTGCGGCGAGGTCAGCATCTTTCTGCTCCTTGGTCTGCTCTGCTGTACTAGAGCGAAGATTCATCTCATACGCCATTGCGTCAGCCAAGAACCCGTCCATTGCTTTTGCGGGAATCTTGTGCTTCAGCGCGAGGTTCTTCATCTCACCAACATATGCGGTCAGTGCATCAGCCTCTCCACCAAGCGCGGTCTTTGTGGCCTCGTCAAACGCATACTCATAACCAGTTGCTTCTTTCGGCACACCAATCTTCTCGTAAAACTTAGACCACTCCTCGTCGGATGCGTCCTGTTGCGGGATGTCGCCACGCTTGCCAGTCCACTTATCCATGTCCACAATAGCCTTGAGGGCTGTAGGAACGTCAACGTCCTTAAACTTCTCCCACGTTTTTGCTCCGCGCAGGTCTTCTGGAGCCATCTCCAAAAGCTGACCAAACTTGTCAATCTTAAATGACCCTTCTGCAACATCCTTCACTTCAGCTTGCGCTTCGGCAGGTGCGGCATTATCGGATGCTTCCGGTGCTACATTATCTGCTACTTCACTCATCATCTTCTCCTGTTTCTGTTTGTGGCTTTGCATTGAGCATTGCCTTGATTCGCCATACAACCCTCTGCATGGCTAAGATACTCTTGGCGTCTTCTTCTCCCATAATCGTCGGGTCCTGCGCCCCCCACCCCAAGAACGGCTGTAAGTCTTTCAATACCAGCTTACCTTCTTCGGTATTAAAGAAGCTGTACGCATTGATAAGATTCTCGGGAGCTGTTACGTCCTGATAAAATACACTATCTACAGCGTCCATAACCAACGCCTCCACTTATCGCGCTGAATCTCGTGATCTATAATTTCAATAACAACACAAATAAATGTGCAAACTAGCACTACTATCACAGCGTCCATGTTTCCTCCTTAGCTAATCATCATTTCAAGCGGGCTGTTCGGCTCTACTGGCTTTGAAAGCTTATTAGCCGCGTCTGCCATCATCGGCGCAGACTGCATCATTGCCTGCTGTTGCTCTGCCTCTGCTCTTGCTTGACGTGTCTGTTCTACCTGTTTCGACGGCAAAAATATCTCATTCGGTACATTGTTCGTTTCCGCCGCAAATCGTGCATAGGCATCTACATCAAAGTTGTCCCAGATGGCAGGATTTACCTGTCCAACCAGTCCAATCTGTTCAATCGTGGCCTGCACACCGTAAAGTTGTAGCTGTTTCAGTGCCAATGCCGCCTTGCTGACATACTCAATGTCTAAGATGTCTGCCGCATCTAGGCCATCAAGCTCTGCCGGAGGATCTGGGTAGTACCCATTGCGCAACAAAATGCCAAACACTCTGTGCATAATCGCATTGTCATATTCACGTAGGCTGTAAATGATCGGACTACTCTCAGACAATCCAAGGTCAATGCGTTGCATCGTCTCGGTTGCCGTCATATTCTTCTGGTCCATGAGCGGATTGAAGGCGTTCACAAAGAAGCCGTCCAAAATTTCCTGCTCTGTTTTCTGGATCATTACGTCAGTAATCCCGACGTCGTTATTTACAACCAACTGTTCAGGCTTTGCCCCGAATGTCGCCGTTGGGTCATAAATAATCTTGCTCATTCCGTGAGAACGAATGCGACGCATATTACTACCGGCAGGCTCAAGCATGTCCGGTTCGGCTTTCAGCTGACCAGAGCGAATTAAAACAATGTTCTGGTCGTTATTCAGGTTCAGACTGGACCATACTTCTTGAAAACATGAACGCCCATAAATCTCTCCATACGTCCGGTGTAGCCTTCCCACCGCCACAGGAAACTCATCATACCCATCAAAGCGCAACAACTTCTCTTCTTCATTGCCACACTGAAGCATATAGCTCCCGTAATACTTGCGCTTCTTCGGATTGAGCGAGCCAGCCTTGTAGTCAGGGTTCTTTTTAACGCAATGAATCACATCAAATTCTTCCATCGATGCGTTATCAAGAGCCGTCTTTACTTTATCCGGTAGGTCTGTTTCACCAAACTCTTGCTCAATCTGGCGAGCTGTGAACGGCAATACCATGAATACAGTGTCAACCATGCCCTTGCTATCAACATCAACATAAGTCTTTGCAATGTTCTGGGTCTTGAAGTTTAGTGCGCGGTCGTCGCCCTTCTCAATAAACATTGCAGTGGTGCCGATATATGAAAGCTCAGAGTATCCCAAATACACTTGGTTCGGGAAGTTGCTACTCATAATCTCTTGGTAAGTGATGTTGTTCACATCGCTCAACCAACGCTTCACGTTCTCGTTATCACGAAGCGTCCGGTCCTTCACTCTATACTCAAAGAACCTAGAGCCGCCAATCTTGTAGCCAAATAGGTTCGATGCAAACTTGCGCCGAGCCTTAATCCCAACATCCGTTACACGTGCAACCGATTTTCGACTGCCCTTAGACGAAACACTGGTAATGTCGCTGTTTGGCGGGTTGCAAAACTCAGCACCACTCTGCCAGTTCTTTTCGGCGTTTAATCGCTCCTCGGAGTTCTTTAACGCTTTTAGATGCTTGAGGTCTTTCTTAATGTCCATTACCGACCGCCTAAGTTCATTCCACCGCCAAGACTGTTGCGAATCATCTTCGTCGCCTCAAGCCCACGCCGGTTAATCAAGCTCTGACGCTCTGCTGTTCCAGCCGTTTGCCCAACCCTGCGCTTTGCAGGTGCTGATGCTGGTGCTGATTGTCCTCCGCCTCCGCCCATCACATACCTCCTAGGAGTTTTTTAAATCTTTGCATCTCATACACTTTGATTTTTCCAAAGTCTCTTCTGAATGCTATATACTTTAAATCAAACGGGATTAGTTCTAATACCCGCTTCAAATCCCCTGCATAAAAACTAACAAACCAAACCTTGTCAAGTTTCTTATTGAGATCTTGTCTCATTAACCAATCTTCGTCATATACCACAGCACCCACGCAACAATCATCGCCAGAATAAAACCATCCGGTGTCCAGTACCTCTTTGAGAAGGTTGTAATACTCATCTCCAGCTCTCTCCTGAACTATCCGGATAGGCTTCACACAGAGGTGCCTCCGAAGCTCTGACGGCCTTTCTGCTTCAGAAGGCTGTAGTTCACCTTCTTCGTTGTCGCTAGTCCAGCTCTGTTGATTAACGAACGCTCTTCGGCTTGTGCGCCAGCTAGTGCTGACCGCTGTGCTACAGGAGCAGGAGTCTCAGGTGGAGGAGGAAGTTCAGGAGTAAAGAAATCTTTTGTCTTTTCAAACGCACTAGCACCAGCTTCAAAGATTTCGGTTACTGGTTT